TGAAGATACTATTGAATTACTTGCTAATCAATATTTACAAACAGGAACAGTACCTACTCTTGGTCGTGGTAAAACTGGTGAACAAAACAGAAAAGCTTTATATGATAGAGTTGCACAAAAAGCTGCAGAAGCTGGGTTCTCTAAAGACCAACTTGGTGACTTTATGGCAGACATTCAATCAAGAAAACAAGAACTCAGAAGTAGTTCATTAAGCTTAAATCGATTTGATACAGGACCACAAGGTAATACAGTTCGTTCATTGAATGTTGCTGTTGACCACTTAGACACATTTAAAGACTTAGGTATGGCATTAAAAACTGGTGATGTAAAAGACATCAACAGATTTAAACAAATACTTGCAGTTAGATACAATAATCCAGATATTGCTAGCTTTGAAGTTGCTAAATCTATTGTTTCTACTGAGGTTGCTAAAGCTGTTGTTGGTTCTGCTAACTTAGCTCTTGCTGATCGTGAAGAATTAGCTAATACAGTTAGTGCTGCAAACTCATGGGAAGAATTACAAGGTGCTATTGAAACAGCTCAGAAACTTATGGCTGGTCAGTTAGATGGATTACAAAAACAGTATGAATCATCATTAGATGCAAACACTCTAAAACGAAATCCATTTGATGACTATCTAAATGACAGAACTAAAAATGTACTAAGAAACATTCATGGTGGTGGAGATAAGACAAAAAAAATATCTAAAGAAGATCAAGATGCTTTAGATTATTACAATAGCTTGCCAGATAATAATGTAACAAAATCTGAAATGGCTAAAATTCTTAGACAGAAAGGATTGATACAATAATGGCATTTGATCCACTAGATTATATTAAAAAAAATCAACAACAAGCAGTTGAATTTGACCCTACTGCATACTTATCTAAAAATGCTCCACAGGATATTCCAACAGATGAAATGTTTGGCCCTATAGAAGCTCCAGTAAAAACACGAGAACTTACAACTGGTCAAAAAGTATCTAATGTTCTTGGAGATATTGCATCTATGGGAGGACAAAAAGTTTACTCTGAATACGCTACACCAGAAGATATAGCATATGAGAAACAAAGCAAGATAAAGGCACTTGCAGAGATACCTTATTCTATTGGTGGTGATATATTATCCGCAATATCATCTGGAACTGGTACAGCATTAGATTACGCTATGGATGGTCAAGTAGACAAATCTTTTGGTGAAAGAATGGCTACAAGTTATTACAGACCTGAAATAAGTGAAAAAGGTGAACAGTACAAAGAAAAATTCTTAGAAAACTTACAAGCATTAGGACCATTTTCTGGTGAATTAGGTAACATACAAAGACTTACTCCAGTTCAAGGTGCACCATCTTTATCTAGACAAATACCAATGGTAAACAAAGCAGTTGAAACTACTGCTAAAGCTATCACTAAAGGTGAAACAGCAGTTAGCAAAGGTATTGATTTAACTAAAGCTGCAGCTGCAAATGTTTACAATAAAATTAACATAAAAGGTAATGAGAAAATTGCACAATACTTCATGAAGAGTGCATTAAAACCTACTATCGCTCAACATAGAAGTGGAGCTGCTCAAAACGCTACAAACTATATGTTAGAGAATGGGTTAAATCCAACTGAAAACGGTGTGAAGTTTATTGAGAATGATTTAACAAAACTTAATACACAAGTTGACGATATTGTAAATTCATATAAAAACACTCAAATTAAAAAGTCTAATATCTTTAATAACCTTGATGATGCTAGAAATACTTTTGCTAATCAGGTTGATAATGAAGCTGACTTAAAAGCGTTTGATGCTGTTATTACTAGATTTAAAAATAGATATTTAAATAAACCCATTACAGTAAAACAAGCACACGAGCTTAAAAAAGGCACATACAAGCAAATTAATAAAAAATATGGTGAGCTTGGAAATGCAGAAACTGAAGCACAAAAGACGATTGCTCGATTATTAAAAGAAGAAGTAGAAAGACTTACATCTAAAAATGGTGTCAATAGAATTAGAGATTTAAACCAACAAATTAAAAAAGGTGTAGATACTCTAGATGTGGTTACTAGAAGACATTTTATGGATTCTAACAAAGACACATTTCATGGTTTATCATTGCTTGCACATGACCCAATGGTAGGCACTATCCAACACTTCCAAGCTACTGGATTAGCTAAATCATTAGCTGCAAAACCATTCCAATATTTTGCAAAAGAAGCACCAGTATCAACTGCTATTCAAGATGTTATTAGAGCACCATATAAAGCAGGTTCAAGCCTAATAGAAAGAACATCTAATGTTGATAAGCTTAGAGCTATGGGATTATTAGGCCAATATCAAGAATGATATGGCACAGTCTAAAACTACCGCCTATTAATTTATACAATGCTCCAAAAAGAAAGGAAACAAATGGAAGTAGATCACACTGAAGCTAGGCTCAACACGCATGAAGCCATATGCAAAGAAAGATACGAGTCTATCTGTGCCAGACTATCAAGATTAGAAAAGATCATGATTGGTATGACAGGTGGAATACTTTTTGTTCTTATTCACATTGCACTTAAAATGGCATGAATCGAGAACTTGCCCTCATAATTTCTGTATTACTTGTAATACTATTTTGGATGTACCATGCAAACGCTGCTGACACTACTATCAAATATTCTGGGATGCCTGTCCCAAGTGCTATGTCTCCTAGCATTAGTGCTTTCAGTAATGATATGTGTAAATCTGGAGTTAGTGGCGGAGCTAATACAGGCGTTATCTCAATATCTGGTGGAGCTACTGTAACAGACGAAAACTGTGAGCGTATTAAGCTCTCTAAAGTATTAAATGACTTAGGTTTAAAGGTTGCCGCAGTTGGTGTTTTATGCCAAGATGAACGAGTATTTGAAGCAATGTTACAGGCAGGAAGTGCTTGCCCTATCAACGGTGCTATTGGTGATGCTGCATTACGAGCATGGTATGAATTAAAACCAGAAGTATTTGTGAGGTTATATGGCAAAAATTGGTATCCTCCTACTGTCACTTATCCAATGGAGTAATCTATATGCGTGGAGTTGTTACTTTGATCAAACAAAAGATGGTTGGTATCTTGAAAACAGTATGGTCTGCGATGGCATTGAAGTTAGCGTTGCTATTGAGGATCATTACTGTGAATGGTATCGTCCTGATGACCCTTATTGCTCGCAGTTTCAAGAACCTATTTGCGTGGATAGTATCGAGTATCAAACGCTTACCTGCGATCCGAATTATAGTGGAGGAATACAGCAAAGTAGAACCTATGTTTGTAAACAAGCAAGCTGGACAGATTGGCAAGTTACTTCTGATAACTGTACCCCTAACCCTCCTACTTGTAGTAGTTCATCTGAGTCTAGGACTTTATCATGCGCTAGTGGCTATGATGGCCAAATTACTGAAACGAGGATAAGTCAATGCCCAGATCCATATGGGACAGAAGTATGGAGCGATTGGTTAGAATCGCAGAACTCATGCACTCAAAGCACTACAGACCCAGTGAGTCCAATATCAGTGACCAGCCCTACAAGCCCTGTAAGTCCCATGCCAATAGAAGCTGTAACTGTGCCAACAATAGATGTACAGCAGACGAATGAGCCTACAATAGAATCAGTCGCCCAAGAAGAACTCAGCGACTCTAGTGACAAGGTCGAGACCAGCACTAGCAATAAGACTGATAGCCCCAAAGAAGTAAAAGAAAATAAACAAGAGGGGGACAAAAAAGAGTCTAAAGAAAATGTAAATAATGTCGTTGATAATCCCAAAGAAATTGTTCATGGCTTTGGTCTTGTCCTTTCATTAGAAATATTAAATAAGCCGATGGAGTTTTATCAACCCCCATTAGAAGATATGTTTAGTATAACACAGGAGTTTCCAATAAATGCAGTTACCAGACAATTTCAACTTGACCTTCTCATCAACAACAATGTCCAAGATTATTATCATAGCACTTCCAATTATACTTGGGAGCGGTTACGCAGGGGTGACATTTTACAATAAGATGCTAGATACTATAGAAGCTAGTGAAGGTTTAAGCAGTATTAAACAGGATATTAAAGATTTAAAAATACAATTAAGTGCCGTCAAAGAAAGACAGATAGAAGGTTTAGATGCAAATATTAGACTCCAAGAAAAAGCTGCTGATGCTTATGTGTTATCAAAAGAAGCTAGTGCAATTAGTAAATCAACGCAAAGAGAGCTTGAAGCAACTTCCAAGAACTTAAAATCAGAAGTACAGACAATGATTCAATCTGTAGAGGATAAGCTCGATGTAATTAAAAGAGCCACAACTAATCCATTAGACAGACGATGAACATAACAGACACGATACTACAAACAACTTATGAGTATCTCATGCAAATTAAACCATTTCACAAATGGAATTTACCTCCATCTTGTGAGATAGAATTTAAAGTCATTAATGGCAAAGAACTTATGGGGATGTTTGAGCCTGAGCCTTATTGCATTTCTATTTCTAAAGCTAGACACGATCATCTGGATACTATCCTCAAAACAATGGCTCATGAAATGTGCCACCTTAAATTGTATTTAGACGGATATGAGAGATACGAATTACATAACAAAGATTTTAATAAACTATCCAAACAAGTAGCTAAAGAGTTTGGTTTTGACTACAAGGAGCTGTAATGCTAAGTATTCTTTCAGGTATACTTGGATTCGCCACAAGCGGATTACCAAGTGTTTTAGATTTCTTTAAACAAAAAGGTGACCAGAAGCACGAAAGAGAAATGGCGCAGCTAGATATGGAAAGAACTCTAGCGTTAGCTGAAAAAGGTTATGCCTCACAAGAGAGAATAGAAGAATTTAGAACTGACCAAGTGGAGATGCAAACATATGCACAAGAAAGACAAGCACTTTATGAACATGATGCGAAAATGCAAGAAGGGGCATCTTCTTGGGTTCTTAATCTCCGTGCTAGTGTTCGCCCCATTATCACCTATATTTTTGTTTTTCTCTTATTATTTACTGACATTGTTGGAATGATATGGGCAATTAAAAGCGGTGTAGATTTTGCAACAGCTATGGAGTTAATATTCAGTGATGAAGAAATGGCTATCGTAGCATCAATTATCGGTTTCTGGTTTGGATCTAGACACTGGGATAAGAAAAAGTGATAACTGGTGAACAAGGACTCAAACTTATTAAGCACTTTGAAGGTTGCCATTTTAAGCCTTACCTGTGCCCTGCTTTATTGTGGACTGTTGGGTACGGCCATGTATTATATCCAGATCAAAATAGACTCCCACTGGCACAAAGAAAGACATATACATTACATCAATCGCATGATAGACAATGGAGTCAAGAAGAAGTAGATGATTTACTTAGAAAAGATTTATTACGCTTTGAAAATGGAGTACGCCGTTTGCTACCTACTGTGCCACTTAAACAAAATCAGTTTGATGCTCTTGTGTCTTTTAGCTTTAATCTTGGTTTGGGAACACTTCAGAGATCAACAGTACGGTCAGCGTTACTTAGGGGTGACGAAGAAGCTGCGATAGATACTTTGTTGAAATATTGTAGGGCAGGTGGTAAAATACTAAAAGGTTTACAACGGAGAAGAGCTGCTGAAGCAGATTTATTCTTTAGCCATATAAAATGAAAATTCTACTATTGGACATAGAAACAAGTCCAAACACAGCCCATGTCTGGGGCTTATATAATCAAAATGTCAGTTTAAATCAACTTATGGAATCCAGCTATGTAATGTGCTGGGCTGCAAAGTGGTTAGGCGACAAAGAAGTATTCTTTAATTCAATGATGGAATCATCTCATAAGAAGATGATTAAACAAATCTATAACTTACTTGAAGAAGCTGATGCGGTGATCCATTACAATGGTACAAAGTTCGACATACCTACTCTAAATAAAGAGTTCCTATTATTAGGACTAACTCCACCATCGCCTTACAGAGAGATAGACCTATTAAGAACTAGCCGTAGTAAGTTTAAATTCCCTAGTAATAAACTTGACTATGTTGCTCAGGCATTAGGTCTTGGAGAAAAGGTTAAACATATTGGTCA